CAGAGACTTTCGGAGATCCGAAATTCTACACAGACGCATCAGGAAATTCATTAAACGGTTATGAATTGAATGAATACGGTCTACAAGCGGCTTACTCATTCTTGGGTGTGGCCAACAGAGCTTACGTTTTAAGAGCAAACGTAGACTTAACAGAATTAGCAGGAAGTGCCTCAGCACCAACTGCCAACCCAACAGATGGAACATACTGGTTTGACCTTGCATCAACTAGCTATGGTATATTTGAGTGGAGTCAAACAAATCAAGCGTTTACAACGATCGCACCGACTTTGATCGCTTCAGTTTCTAACCTGGTAGGAAACAGTTCAACAGGTGCACCTAAAACTTCGGTTGGTGCAATAGGCGATTACGTTATAAACACAACACACGTTTCAAACAAAATATATTACAAAAACTATGCGAATGCTTGGGTACAATTAGGATCTAATGCTTGGCATAACTCACATCCAATATTTGAAGTTACTACAGGTACAACTGTAACCAACGGTCACACAATGGTTATCAATGGTACAACTGTAACGACAGGCGGTACAGCTTTATCAGATGTTGCGGCGGCTATCAACTTATCAAGTGATGGTGCAGACGGTGTGGCATTAAATGGTATATCAGCCGCAGTTGATTCGGTATCTGGAAACTTGAAAATTTTCCATAACGGAACTGACCTAGGCGATTCATCAGCAGGTACAAATACAATTAGAATAGAAGAAGGTACAGGCTTATTGGCTTCTCTAGGAATTACAGCAGGCACTTACAATGGTGCTCAGTTCCTACAGGCATCACACACTTCAAGACCTACTTGGAAGACAGCAGATCAAAACAGACCATCAGGTTCGATTTGGTTTAAAACTACAACAGCGAACGCAGGTGCAAACCTTGTTGCTAAACTTTACAGCTCGGCTAGTGGAAGTTTCTCAACAGTAAGTTCTCCATTGTATGCTTCTCACCAATCGGCAATATACAACACAGATCCATCATTAGGCGGAACTGGTGTAGGCGCAGGTACATTATACGCACAGTACAATATAACTGAAGCAGACAACACATCACCAAACGAAGGCAATGCTTTAGGTGATTTCCAATTCTTCAGATACGAAGGCGGAACAACAGTTATCTCATCCAAGACTACTGCACCGAGCTTTACTGCAAATGAAACATTCACAGTTAGAGAATCATTAAAGAACCAAGAAGCATTAGACACTGCAAAAACAGTTACTATGATTTCTGGAGATGGTTCAACACTAGGTGATGCAGATGATTTTGTAACAGCATTTACATCAGCTGGCTTTACTAACTTGACAGCGGAAGTTATCGGCTCTGGACAGTACGCAGGTGCAATACAAATTACACACAAATTAGGTGGTGAGTTTAGAATGAACAACCTATCAGGTGATCCATTAGGAGATGCTGGTATAGGTACAGGTACAGCACACGCTTACGGATCTTTCACAGCAGGTTCAAGCACTTTAATTGACAACTTATATGTTACTCCGGCAGGAGATTCAGGAGACTCAACTGTGGGTAACGAAGTATTAGCAAGTAACTGGAAAAGATTAAGCTACACGGCTTCAACAAATGCACCAACTAATGAACCGGCAGATGGTACATTATGGTACAACACTTCAGTTGACGAAGCTGACATCTTGGCACACAACGGAACAACTTGGGTAGGATACCTAACTGCGTATTCAACTACTGATCCGAATGGTCCACAGTTTAGTGCAACAGCACCTACTACACAGTCAGATGCTACCCCACTAGTGACAAACGATTTATGGATTGACACTAGCGATTTAGAAAACTATCCTAAACTTTACAAGTACAATACAGCGGCAACATTAAGTTCAACTAACACATCAAACAGTGTGGCAGTTACAACTTCAGGAGCGGCTTGGGAACTTATAGACAAAGCAGACCAAACTACAGAAGATGGTATCGTTTTTGCAGATGCAAGATGGCACACATCAACTGAAAAGAATGCTGATAATAGCACACAGGCAGGAACAGCTTCATCAATAAAAGACTTATTGACAGATGGCTTCCTAGACCCAGATGCACCAGCACCATCTTTATTCCCACAAGGTATAATGCTTTGGAACACTAGACGTTCTGGATACAATATTAAGGAATACAAAAACAATTACATAACAACAGCAAAATATCCTGGTTCAGGATCAAGCGGTTTAGGTAACATCAGATTCAACAGTAACGAATCTGTTGCAGGTTACTACCCAGACAGATGGGTTTCTAAATCGGCTAACAACGCAGACGGTTCTGGAACTTTCGGAAGAAAAGCACAGAGACAAGTTGTTGTTGCACAATTAAAATCAGAGATCGACACTAACCAAGCAATCAGAGAAGACCAAAGAGGTTACAATGTTATTGCTGTACCTGGTTACCCAGAGTTGATTTCAAACATGATTAACTTGAATACAGACAGAAATCAGACAGCGTTTATAGTTGGTGATACACCTTTAAGACTAGAAGGTACAGCAACTTCAATCCAAGATTGGGCTAACAACTCAGCCGGAGCACTGGACAACGGTGAAGACGGTCTTGTAAGTGCAAGTGATTACTTGGGTGTGTTTTATCCATCAGGTTTGACAACAGACAATTCAGGAAACTCTATTGTTGTTCCAGCATCACATATGATGATGAGAACATTAGCAAACAATGATAACCTTGCTTTCCCATGGTTCGCACCAGCAGGAACAAGAAGAGGTATCGTTGACAATGCAACAGCAGTTGGTTACATAGAAGCATCAACAGGCGAGTTCGAAACAATATCTGTAACGGAGTCAGTGAGAGATTCAATGCACAGTGTTAAAGTTAACCCAATTACGTTCTTCTCAGGAGCAGGGATTGTTAACTTTGGTAACTTGACTAAGACATCATCAAGTTCAGCTTTGGACAGAATAAACGTTTCAAGACTAGCAGTCTTCCTAAGAACACAGTTAGACGCAATCGGAAAACCGTTTATCTTTGAACCAAATGATCAACTAACAAGAAACGAAATCAAACAAGCAGTTGAATCTTTCTTATTAGAACTTGTTGGACAGAGAGCATTGTATGACTTCTTGGTAGTTTGTGATGACACAAACAACACACCTACTAGAATAGATAGAAATGAACTGTACGTGGATATTGCAATTGAGCCAGTTAAATCAGTTGAATTTATTTACATACCGTTGAGAATCAAAAACACAGGAGAAATTGCAAAATTAGGGAACTAATTTTCGATAAATAGGAGAACAACATGGCAATATCAACATTATCAAAATTTACAGTACCTTTAGCAAACGACCAGAGCTCAGCATCACAAGGTTTGTTGATGCCAAAACTTCAGTATCGTTTCAGAGCAATCCTGGAAAATTTTGGAGTATCAACACCAAGATCAGAACTTACAAAACAAGTAATAGATATAACAAGACCTAACTTATCTTTCGAGAAAGTAACACTAGATGTTTACAACTCAAAAGTTTATGTTGCAGGTAAACACACTTGGGAACCAATTACAATCAACCTAAGAGACGATGTTAACAACTCAGTAAGCAAACTGGTTGGTGAACAGATACAGAAACAGTTTGATTTCTTTGAACAGTCAAGTGCGGCATCAGGCATTGATTACAAATTTACAGGTAGAATTGAAATGCTAGATGGTGGTAATGGAGCAAGTGCTCCGAACATTCTAGAAACATGGGAACTTTACGGTGCTTATGTTGAATCAGTTAACTACAACACATTAGCATACAACACATCAGAACCAGCAACTATAACATTGTCACTAAGTTACGACAATGCAGTACAAACACCACAAGGTACAGGAATTGGAACGGCAGTAGCTAGAACAATCGGTACACTTTCAACAGGTGGTGGACAGTAATTACAAGTTTAGGGTAGCAATTATAATACAATGAAAGCGTCTTTATAGGCGCTTTTTTTGTGACTATAAATAACAGTATGCCAAGCATAAACAATTTCTTACAAGGTTTCCAAGACGGTCTTCCAGGGATGAAGGACTACCAACACGCTTCTAGATTATACGTAGACGACAACTTCAAACTGATGCCGAAACAGAAGTTTCTGTATCATGTAAATTTTATAACAAATGATGTTGTTAGTAATAATCCTTTTACAGACGCAGAAAAAATTCAACTTAACATGCTAGTAAAGGCATGTGACCTTCCGAGATACAATTTAAACTACGAAGAAAAAACACAGTACAATAAGAAAATGTATACAGGAACACGTATCTCTTATGATCCCGTTAACATAACATTCCATGACGATCATGCTGATACTGTTAATGCTTTCTGGAAGAAATACTACGAATATAATTTTGCAGATGCGGCCAATATTAATAGTCAAATGTCACTTTCGATGACCAAAGACGATTACTATGATCAGTTTGGTAGTAGAAGATATAATAAATTTGGGTTGGATACTCCAAAACAAAGAAAACTTCCTTTTATAAAACAAATAGATATTTTTGTATTGCACAAAAAAAGATTTACTTCTATGTCGTTAATTAATCCTGTTATAGGATCTTTCAATCACGATAACGTTGACCAAGCAAACGGACAAGGCGTGATGGCAAATACAATGCAGATATTATATGAGACTGTGGTATATGGAGCAGGAACAATAAACAGGGGAGACATGCCTGGATTCGCAACAATAAATTATGACCAGTCACCATCGCCATTGTCGGTACTGGGAGGTGGAACACAATCTATATTTGGGCCGGGTGGTGTTGTTGACGGTATTGGGTCTGTCATAAGGAATGTGAACGAAGGGAATATACTTGGTGCAATATTAGGTGCATCAAACACTTACAGGAATGCTAAAAAAATTAAAAAGAGAGATGCTAAAGAAGAACTAAAAGGTATTGCAAAAAAAGGTGTACTTGAAATAGGAAAACAAGCAGGTACAATTTCAAATCCTGTAGCAAACTTTACAGTAGGATCGGCGGCGGCATTAGCGGCTGGTATATACACAGTAGCAAGTGCTAAAGGTCTTGCCGATAACAGAACTCCACAAAACAACAGAGTAATTAATAATCCATCACCGGACTCTGTGAATTTCTTAACAGCCGATGAGGCCTATAATCTTGTAACAACAAATGATATAGCTAAAGAATCTATTGCGGCAGGGATCTACTACAAAGACATTGGTTCTAGAACAGGACTTACAGTTGCAGAAAGTGATGTAGAGTATTCTAATGCTTCGGACTCAACAAAAACAGTTTACGAATCTAAAGCAGTCACAGATATCAGGAAACTAGTTACAGAAGGATATGTAAAAATTGAAAGACAAACACAAAACGTGTCAATAGCAACAGAGAAGGCAAACTTATAATGGCTGAATTTTATACAAACTTACCACCTAAAGACAAAGATAATTTTGATAAGACTGTTGAAAAATTAACAACAGGAGCATACCAAGAAGAATACCAGTTCACTGCTGGAGAGTATGATTCTACTATCGCATATTTTGTAAAGAGGGGATTTTCAAGAATGGCGGCAGAATCTACTGCCTATGCTATTTTGTCTCAGGCAAAGATAGATGATGTCAAACCTCATGAAATTTTAGACATAATAGGAACAGCCGATCCTGTTAAACTCACCGAGTTAATAACAATCATATTAAATGCCAATAGATACAAGTCTAGTAGGTTGGGCGTAAGACAAAATCGTACCACAAAGGATACAGTATCTAGAAACATCATAGACTAATGTTACCTAGATTTGCAAGGGGTAAGTTTTCTCCTAAAAACGGTGACAAGTATGTAGGACTTAAAACACCAACGTACAGATCAAGCTGGGAACATTCATTTATGAGATTGTGTGACGAACATCCTAACGTGTACAAGTGGGCAAGTGAAAGTATCAAGATTCCTTACAGACATCCGTTCACAGGCAAGTACACAGTGTACGTTCCAGATTTTTTTATTGTGTATCAAGACAAAAGCGGAAAGAAACACGCAGAAATGGTAGAAGTAAAGCCTGCCTCTCAAACAACAATGGAAGCGGCTGGTAAAAGTATGGCGAAGAAAAAACAAGTGATTATCAATCATGCCAAGTGGGAGGCCGCAAGTGCCTATGCCAAACAGAACAAGCTACGATTTAGGGTTGTGTCAGAAGACCAACTTTTCCACAATGGCAAGCGTAAGTAAATAAAACAATGACAAAGAAACTAGAGGATATCCTCAATTTACCAAATGTTAAAGAAGAATTCAAAGAGGTAGATAAGAAGGAAAAAGATAAGAAATTGAAAGAGACTGCCAATGGTGGTACCTCTGTTTCAGCGAAAAATTTAGACCCAAAGACACAAGAAAATCTACAAAAAAGTTATGCGGAGTTTGACAAGATAGCGGCATCACTGCCACAGGTAAAAGGTCTGGGAGAATTGTCTGATCTTGAGTTAGACAAGTTGGCAATAGAAGCAGAAGAGAGCTACAAGAACTTAATGGATCTAGGGATGAATGTTGACTCACGTTATTCTGGACGTATTTTTGAAGTTGCCAGCAGTATGTTGCGTAATGCCATAGATGCAAAAGGGTCAAAGATAGACAAGAAACTAAAAATGGTTGAATTACAACTGAAGAAGCTGAAGCTGGACAAAGACGGCAATAAGGACGGTTCTCCAATAGAGGAAAGCGACGGATTTGTCATATCTGACCGTAATGAATTAATGAAGAAGTTATTAAAAAAAGACTAAATATTGCATATGAGCACAT